AACCTTGAATATCATCAATCCAAATTTTCATGTTCTCTTTCCTCCTAGTATTCATAAATCGCACTTAACGCAAACATTTTACTGCCTGAACCAGCTGTATCACTAGAAGAGGCATTTATATCATTACCAGTAATTTTAGTATCCTTAACATATAAATATTTCCGCACTAAACTATTAGCGTTGTATCCATGTAAAAGAAAAATAACTCCTCCAGAACCTGGATTCTGCGCATGCTGTTTAGGTACTAAGAAAAAGTGATAACATGCACCGTTTAAGGTGCCGTCTTTTTTATATTCTTGCCATTGGAAAATCCACCCGTTCTCACACTCCGATAGCGATTTAGAAGGAACATTACCGTTTCCTGCAGCTCCGCCATACCATGCACCTGTCCACAACGGTTCTTTTTTGGTGATTTTTTGGAAAGTTCTTGAGGTGCTATCAACGGCTGCACCAATTTTATTGAAATTTTCTTCAATCGATTCTGCCCCGTTCTCCATCCCTCTATAAATTCTAGTTAAATCCATATTCACAACGTCCTTTCTTATAAAATTAAGTCAAATACAATAGATCGGCTATTCTGACCATCAATAAGTAAATACTTATGCTCATCAATTTTTACTGGTAGAGAATCTGTTTTATAATCTAGCGGAATAGTCACAATACATTCAGAAGAATTCACATGTTTTACCGTACATTGAATTGATTGAGAAGCACTACCGCCAAATAATCCTGTTGGTTCTGTACCTAAAGGCAGTACACCTATACCATGTGTCCAAGTACGAACATTAACGACTGGTTGAGCTCCTAAATTGTGAACAATAGTTACATCAAAACCAACTGGAATTACAGAAGCAATGATATTTTCAAAATATTCTAGCCGTTCATCTAACGTTTTAAAATTTCCCAAACGTTCACTACTTCGAGCATCGATAACTTCGCTATCTGTTGTAGCATTTGCGATTACATCTTTAAAACGTTCCTCTAAATTGGTTTGACGTTGTTCTACTTTAGATTGGCGTTTTTCTGTATTTTCAGAAATAGCCTTTATTTTATTAAATAAAACACTGGTATACTCCATCATACGAGCTAAAGATTCTCGAACATGTCGTCGATACATCTTTGTTCGAATCCACAAAGCGAACGTTTGAGAAATAGGATCAATCACACCGTTTTTTATTTCATCTTGCACCTCATCGACATCGGTCGGGTCTTGATAATCAACTGTTGTATTTGGTTCATTTGTTGGTCGAGTATCCTTAAATTCTTGTGCCAACCGTCTCACCTCTCTTATTTTTCTAATTTCTCTACGCGCTTAATTAAATCGTCTAACGCCTTTTTCATCTCAGTTTGAGCAGTACCTACAGATTCGACTGTATTTGTTAAATCACTTGCTAATTGTTTAAAGGCTTCCGTCGATTCTGTCACGGTTGTTGATAATTCACTGGTTAAGTCTTCCAAAGAACTAACTTTACTACTTTGAACAGATAAATCATTGTCAAATTCTTCCTGTCTTTTTATCAACTCTGATATGTTTTGAACTCCTGCCGTCGCAAATTTTTTTACGTTTACTAAATTGGATTGAATAGCTTTTATTTCGTTTTGATAATCGGTCAGTTTTTTCTTTTTCGAACCAATAGTCAAAGTAACCTTTTGCGGTTCTAAAATACTAAATTTTTTCTCAATCACTTGTAATCGTTCTACAGCATAAATAAATTGATTATCTACTTTATAACTGTTTCCTAAAGTGATTAATTCATACCGTTTATCCAATAGCCCTAACTCAATGGCTTCAACTGTCCAAGTTACCAACATCAAGCTTTGGTCTTTTAGCCATTGCAACCCTCGACGTTTTAAAATTGATGGGTCTTTGACATTTGAAAATTCTACAATGCCCGTGTTTAATCCAAATTTTTTGATTAACGCTTCATCATCAAGGTAATTCTTACCGCCATTTACTTTTTCGATGGTGTATTTAGGTCGTGAAAAATCTGTTCCCACTTCAATATCAGTATTTGACGTATCTTCAATATCTTGACCGACGGGCACAATCCTTGTAAACAATTCAGAAATATCAATATCTCGAGTAGCACTTTTTAGATTTTTGGTTAACTGTAAAGGAGTTTCACTGTTCACACCATAATTAGATAGATAATCTAAATAATTTATATTCCCAACACGTCGAAGTGTTAACGTACCGCCCAGCCTATCCAACAATTTTTCTTTAATGGTATCAGCTGTACTTTGATAGCCTAATCCTCTTAGCAAGTCCCCATTATCTACAACATTCACTTCACCAAGCCGAAACTGCTTATGCGCTTCAACTTGTTTATTGTGTGCATCGAGTATTTTTTGTAAATAAGCAGATACAGTCATCCGTGTTGGTTTCATATAGGTTTGAACAGAATCATATAAAAAAGCTTTCTCATCCTCCGCTAAGAGAGTTTGAGAAAAGCTTCCTGATGCTTCCATTTTATTCGTGATTTTAGCAACTCTACCATAAAAAATTTCTTTATTTCTTGTAACATCCACAATCTGGATAAAGTGAATAATCGGCTCAATCTTTTGATAGTATTTATTGTTAATATTAAAGGTAAATTCAAAAGTAGAAATTCCTAATCCGTTAAGCGATAAATATACTTCACTATCTTTGATTTTCTCACCATAGCTATATGGCTCATGAACAATCTTTGGATTCTTTCTGTTCGGATTATCAAACAATAATACTCGATACATTAGACCATCACCTCACTAGACATAAAGAAAGAGATATGACCTTCGCCATAAATAGTTAAGTGGTTAGTCCCTCTTTTTAATTTAAAGAAATAATCTTGCGATTCGCCTTTCGGAACTTTTATTGTTATTCCGTCATCAGTAGTTAATTGCATTGTAGACGTTGCCTTTATTGTTGGACTAGAAGCATTTGCTCCCATATTGATAAGAAAAATTTCTCTTTTTCCGTGAATATAGTAGCCTGTCCAATTGTCGGCGCTATCGTCTGTGAAATAGTCATCGTCAAAGACATCGGAATAAGAAATATTTTCCCTTAAAGCAAAAGGATACACGTCAAATTCTACGGTTAACGTTAATGAATTACTTGACGAGTCATCTTCTGCTTTCACACTTTTGCATTTTCCATACCAGCGAAGCCCTGAACGTAACCAAGAATCATCAATGTAATCAATTCCATCCATCATCAATTCTTCTTTTACTTTCGCCTCTAATGCCTTTCGTTCTTCGTATGGCGTATTAGGTCGCCAAAAAGTAACAGTGACAATGCGATTACTAAAAATTCGTTCTCCTGTAAGCATGGAAAAATCATACTGACCTTGCATGAAAGGGATCTGTTCAATAATTTCCACTTCTTCCGCTGAAGGAGCATCGTGTTCAATAATGTAGAAACCGTGTTCTTTGCTATTAAAACGACCTTTGGCCATATATTCTACAATTTCAATCAACTACGATACCTCCCATCTTGCTTTTGTTGTTCTGCTAAATTAAGATTCATTGGGCTACCTAGCGCTCCCACTACTTGGCCAGTATCCATCACAACAGTTAAATGTCGTATTTCTTCTAAAATTTCTACCATTTTTCCCATTGGCGTATTATCTATAGAGTGTTTTACCTCAATTGCATTTGAACGTTTCATCAAACGGCTACCCGTAATAGATTGATGAATACTTGAAATCATATCTTTTGCACTTTGTACGGCAACCGACGTATCTTCTCGAATACCTGCAGCTACACCTTGTGCAAGGAAAACACCAACATCATATTTCAATAGGCGTGATGGTGATTTAATTTTTGCTTTTTTCTGTGCTTCTGCATTAACGGCGGCTACTAAATTTTGCATAGCAGCCACTGCTTCGCCCTGACTTGCACGAATACCAGAAGCAACACCTCTAGCCATATTTGAACCTACAGGGCTCATATCTACAGAACCTGCACCCTGACTTACCGCATTTCCTAAAGACCTTCCAGCATTATTTGCAGGGGGTAACTGAGTTAAATATCCTTGAATTGTTGCCGCACCTAGCTGACTTCCAGAATTCTTCGCATTTCCTTTTTCAGAATTCGTTCCAGCATTTGTCTGTTGAGCATTGCTTTTACCAGCATTTTTATGTTCATTACTTTTACTTCTTGTTCCAGAAGCAGCTGCACTACTATTATCAGCGGCAGCTTTCTTAGAATTAGATTTTTGCGAAGATTGACCACTATTCATCGAAGACATCAATTCTTTACCAACATTATTAAGTTGTGTTTTTCCAGAGTTTAATCCATCAATTAACTGGTTTTTCCCGTCTTGACCATTTCTAAATAAGTCAGGAGGCAACGCTTGTAAAGTATTCACAATGTCAGCTCTTGACATATTCGCCCACTTCGTTGGATCATTACTTTGCAATCCCTGAACCAGTCCGTTAGAGCCATCAATCCCTCGTTGACGTAGCATTCCTGCCAATAAAGCCATTTGTTGGTCAATGCTAGCACCATTATTTACATAAGATTGATAAATGCCTAAAAGCTGTTGGTCTGTAACGCCTTTAAGTTGTGCTAAATTATCAGCTGTCACTGCAATTTTATTTGCACCATTTTGTGAAATAATCGATAGAAGTTGAGCTCCTTGCTCTAATTCACTTTGTCGTATTTGAGCATTTTGCGTTTGTAATTGTGTAATTTGATTTTGGAAAGCTGCTTTTTCAGATTCTGTTTTTGCTTGGTTCTTTTGTGTTTCTAGTTGCTGAATTTGGGCGTTATTTTCTTGCACTTGTTGCGCTTGAATTTCCCCAAGCGTTCGCAAGCTTGTCAAAGTTTGTTCTTTTTCTTGCTCGCTTAATGCTTGTTTATTAGCCAACTTATTCATACCAGCCTCAACAAATTGTTGGTTCTGTTGTAATAATTGATCACGAATAATATTCGTTTGATTTTGCAAAGTAGCTCTTTGCTGTTCTGTCAATTCTTGACCCTCTACTGTTTTATTATTCTTCAATTGGTTAGAATAATCAGTATATACCTTCAATAAATCACTATTATTCGTTTGAACAGCTTTCATATACTGGCTTGAAGCATTGGCAAAAATCTTTTGCTTCTCTGCTTCTGATTTTCCTTCTGCCGCTTCAATTTGCTTGTTATAGGTTTCAACAGCCTTTTTCTGTTGTTCCTTTAAATTCGTAACTAAATCAAGTGTATTCTTGAAATAAGTTTCTACGCCAGCCGTACTACCATTTTGCTGTGAGAAAAGTTCAGTCATTGCCTGTTTAGCTTCATCAAGTTTTGAAGAATAATTTTCAACACTTGAAGAGGCTTCTTCCATATTTAACGAAATTGCTTTAGTAGTGTCTTTGGACTTTTTACCTAATTCTTCGGTGCTTTTAGCAGCTTTTTTTAAGGCAGAATCAGAAAACATTGTATCCCAATCTTTTTCTATATCAGATAAGCTTTTCTTCATATCTTTAAATGCTTTATCAGCACCTTTAGAATCGCCTTTTAATCGTTTCCAAAGTCCTTTTACACCGTTTGAAATTGCCATTATTGCATTTACTACCGTTTTTCCTACAGTAACGATAGCACGTAATCCATCTACAAAACCTGCTATTGCAAAAGTGACACCAACAATTGCTCCAGTACCTAACCATTTAAAGGTATTTCCTAATCCTTTTATTGTTTTAGTAACACTCGAGGAGCTAGGAAGTACACTTTTAAACGATTTTACTATTCCGCTAAAAGCAGTTTTCACGTAGCCTTGAATGTTCATAAAATTGGATTTCCAAGCTTGCACTACACCAACTATCGTAGCGGTTATTGCTACTAAAATTGCTGTTATGGGATTGCTCAACATAGCTCCTGTTAAACTAGCTATAGATCGTATACCCGTTACCGCAAATGTTCTAAAACCTCCACCTGCTTTTGAGGCAGCTACGCCAAGCCCTGATAAAACCGTTCCCGATTTGCCAGCTGCAGAGGATAGGTTTCTTAGCGACCCTACAGGATTAATAACAACAGAGGCAAATTTCGCTAACTTACTGTTAGATAATTGTAAAGAAGCAGAAAAAGAACGGAAAAAGTTAGTAACTTTATTCCCTTCCCCTAGCATATTTAGCTGTCTTTGGCTTGCTCGTAGATTTGCTCTAAATGTATCTAACGTAGGAAAAAGACCTGAAATAGTCTCTCCTAACGTGGTAAATCTTGTTAGTACATTTACATTGACTCCCGCATTTTCAAGCCCAACCAGATTTGCTTTATATTTAGAAACAAACCCTTTTACAGCTTGTAATGCGCTATTAGAACCCCTAATAATAGGATTATTGATAAATTTCTTCCACTTGCTATCGATATTTCCCGCGGTTTCAAACATTGTTGAAATTGTTTTTCCGAAAATGCTTGTCATTTTTCCAAAGACTTTTAACACGGGACCAACTGAAGCTGCTAACGCAATCATTTTCATTATATATTCTTGAGTTTTTGGATCAGCTGATGCAAAAGCTTCTGCCATATTTGCTAAAGCTTCAATCATAGGCTTAGCAGCACTTATCGCGCTATTTAATGCGGCTACTAATGGACCGCCAAACGTAATTGCTACATCATTTAATTGACCACGTAAAATCTTTAACTGTGATTCTGTAGTTCCGTATCGTTTACCAGCTTCTTCTGCTAGAGCTGTATTTTCGTTAAACGCTTCGTTACCTCGTTTTACAGCCCCTTCAAAGACATCACTTGCATTGGCTGCACGTAATAAACTATCACGTAATCTAACTTCTGTAATTCCCATATCGTCGAGCACTTTAATAGCTGATATTCCGTGTTTTTCCGAGTCTTTTAAGCCCTGGATAAATTCAATTAGTGCTTGAGATGGATTGCTTTTGAATAATTGTGCAAACTCTTCACTAGTTCGACCTGTTACATTTGCAAAATCTTCCAGACTACCTGATGCTTTGCTAGCTTCTTTATACATTTTCTTTAATTCTGAGGTAGGTATTCCCATTTGCTTAGAAACTGCCGTCAGTTCTTTTCCACCCCAGTTTACAGCATGCACAAAAGATTCCCAAGACACGCCTTGCTCTGCTACTGCTTGTTTCAGCGGCGCAAAAGCTTCAACACCTGTTTCTGTTGCTAATTGCATTTGAACCATTAACCGAGAGAACGCTGAACCACCCGCTTCGGCCTCTATACCAACAGATGATAGCGCCGCTGCAAAACCTACAATATCTCCTTCAGTCATACCAATTTGTTTTCCTGCACCTGCTAAACGTAAGCCCATCTCTGTAATCTCTGATTCGGTAGTCGCTAAATTATTACCTAAGTCAACTATCGCTGAACCAAGATTGCTAAATTTATCTTGTGACATTTGCGTAATGTTAGCAAAACGAGCTAGGGATGTAGCCGCTGTATCTGCAGACATATTTGTTGATTCGCCCATATCGATCATTGTTTTAGTAAATCCGACAACTTTATCAGTTTTTATTCCTAACTGTCCAGCTGCTTCTGCTACTTTTGCAATTTCTTCATGACTAGTGGGTAATTCTTTTGCTAAATCTCTAAGGCCTTTTTCTAAATCATCATAAGAATAAATGACTTTACCGTTAGAATCGACCATCTCATCGTTGGTCTTTTTAACTCCAGTAAAGGAACTTTCCCATTTTACCGCTGCGGTTGTTACTGCGCCAACGGCACCCGCAATTGGGAGTGTAATACCTTTAGTCATCGAACCGCCGACTTTTTCAATGCTTTGGCCGATACTTGCGGTTTTATCACCGAAACTTTTCATCGCACCATTCACTGTATTCAAATTACTAGGAATATCAGAAGCATTTGAATTAAGTTTTTTTAGCGAAGACACAGCGCCATTCATCGCACTGGTAAAATTGTTATCACGTGCTGTAAGTATAGCTGTTACCGTTTTACTTTGTGTCACGTTGTTTCCTCCTTTCCTCAACAATTTTTCTTGCTTGTTCTAATCGACGAGCGTTTTCTTCTAGCTCACTTAGCTTTTCCACTTCTCGTTGCGAGATTTCCCCTCGCACATCGCGTTCAAGCTTTTCAAAGTCATAGACATCTTTCACTTCGTTAAAAATATAGCGTTGCCCTTTTTCATCTGGTGTTGTAAAAATACGTGTAGCTAACGCGTTAACGTATAGTTTCCTTTCTTCGTTAATTGCACGTAAATTTACAGCTTTTATCCGTAAATAAAATTCATAAGGAGTCATACGCTCAATTTCTTTTAAAGTGATATTGGGGAAATGTTGAAAACATGTGACAACTATTTCGTCATAATCTAGGCTGTCGTTTCTTGTTGATTGGCTTGAATCTGTTCCATGTAAGCCATGATTTTTTTGATTGCTTCTAGTGCTTTTTTCGTCCGAAGAGCCGTTAACGGTGCTTGCTCCAAGAAAGAGATAAAATTTTCAAACAACGTTAAAGCCTCTTCCGACGTTTCTAAGTAGTCGTCAATTTCTTTCGTTGTTAAGTCATCATAAGTAATTAACGCTGCGTGCATTAATTTTTGAAAGGCAAAAGCATCGCCATCTTGTAACCCTCCGATCAGTTGGACAAAGCCGTCTACTTCTTCAACGTCAGGTTTTAATGCGTTAATTTCGTTTAAAAATTTAAAACCGAAAATCAAAGGATATTTTTTTCCGTTAATTGTTGCGACAGGTTTTACGTTTGTTGACATGTAAAATTCCTCCTAAAAAAGCGACAATGCCTTCACATTGCCGCCTACTTCCTGATTTTTAATTATGGTACTAATGCTAATAAATCTGTTTTCGTTGTTTTTCCTGTAAAATCAATACTGTGAGCAGTTAACCATTCTTTGATTTCAGGAATAGTATTTGCTTCTGTTGGTTTATTTTCCAAAGAGCGCCCCGCCAATACGGTAAAAGCTGGAATAGCTACTTTTTCAGATTCTTTTTCATCTTGCACACGTACAATATGATATGTTCCTGCTGCTACTTTTGCTCCTGCATCAAGTCCTGTAATAGTTAATGGACTTGCTCCTTCAACTACTTTTTCACTACCTTTGTAAATACGATAAGTATTTGCCATGATTATTCTTCCTCCTTCACTTTTACAACGGCACCATCTGATGTCGGCGTTACACTTTCAACTTTAGGTACTTCGATTGTTTTTGGTGTGTATTTTTCTACAGGCTCTTCTGGTTCCGCACCAGCCACTGTGTCGTAGAAGAAAGCACGCGCAAGTTCTTCATTTTCGGCGTCAACCGTTGCCCAACCTTCTACTAGGTCACCATTTAAAACTAGAGTTGGTTTAATACTTGAATTAGAATCGGACTCGGCAGAATCTCCGAATGAATCCAACAAGCCTGTGCCAAATTCCGCTTCGTATTTTCCTGTTTTTGGGTCTTTTTTATCAAAATTAATGCGCCATACATCAATTTCTAGCCCGTTACGATACGCATATTTCAACATGTTGTATGTTTCTGTGCCTGTCCGTAAAAATTCCATTTCGATGGAAGCTGACGGCATTCCTGATGTAGGAACATTCCCGTCTTTTGTTGATTGTGTATCTGTTTTTGTTTCTGACTTATATTCGTGTGAAATTTCTAAAGCTAACAACTTCGCTGCTGTTGTCGCACGTTCACGTGTTAGTCGAAACATTAACTTAATTTTTTTACCTTGAATTGCTTTTTCCATTTCGAGTTTCCTTCTTTCTTATTCAAATTCTAACGTGATGTCAAGTACACCGTGTGCAAGGCTCGTACCAAAATTGGTTGTATTTTCATAAATTACTTCTGTGCTACTTTCTGTCACTAACCAATTAAAGTTCTTAGTCTGATGCAATTCATGAACGATTTTTCGCACATCGGCTAATACTTGATTTAATTCTCGACGTTTGTCGTCATGATCATAAACATGAATCATAATATTTGTTGAACCTAACGTTCTTGTTTTTGTTTGTCTATCCTTAGACCATTGTTCACCTAAGAAAACAAACGGGTAAGAAGCGTCGTCATCTGGCAAATGCCCATAGGTTTCATAGCCTGTTTGCTCCAAAGTGACAAATAACGCTTCGTAAAGTTCTGAATACGGGTCTTTAAAGGTCATTTTACTAACGCCTCCATATTATCAAGAAATCTTTTAGCTGCTGCTGTATGCCCTTTTTTCATATAGAAACGTCCGTACATATAACGCGTTCCATATTCTACATATGCTGAATAGTCAGCCATCGCTTCAACTTCGCCAGTCATTCCGTCATCTTTAATAGAAGGTGTCTCACTTCGTTTTAAGTATCCACTTCTGACTGGTGTTTCTTCTGCAATTTGATTTGCCATATAAGCAGTATCATTTTTGACGACCTCTTTTACATCGTCTAGCTTTTTCGCTTCTTCAATCGCTTCGATTAAATCATCCAATCCTGAAATATCTACTCGGTAAGTCATCGATATTCACTTCCATAAACCGAAGTTCCTTTACTAACACGCAAATTTTTAACAACGGTAAATTTTCGATTTTTTTGTTCTTCTTCGTCGTAGTATTCAAGAAAACCTGAACGAATTGATAGGCGGTCTCTAAAACGAAAAATGACCATCTGCTCCTTTATGTTAGGGAAAATGGTCATTTGTTTTTCCGTTCCGACTTCGGTTACACTGCCTATTAGTTTTTCCAAAATCAGCTCGTGCTTTTTGTTGTAGTAATTAATGCAGGTTCTCATAAAAAGGACACCTTCCTTTTACGAATCAAGCCTTGTTCTTCAAGATAATCGTTAATCTCATCTTGAAATTCCCCGAAGTCGTCCAAATTATAAGAAATTGTTTCTTCTGATTGAGAATGTTGTTCCATGCCTTCAAAACCTAAACGGTTGTAACGTTTCACTACAATTGATGGAACAATATAGTCCAATTTTTCTGGTATCTCATCTGTTTTTAGCTTTACTAGCAGTTGCTTTTCAGTAATGTCCCAGATTTTGATAATTTTTGCCTTATCTTTTTCGTAGGTATCCTCTGAAATATCCAGTAGTACGCGATAATCTGAAAGAGTCATTTTTTCACCTACTCTGCTTCAATAACTGCCCCATCTGCCGTTGGTGTTACCTTTTTAACGGTCGGGGCGCTTACTTTGAATCGTAAGAAACGTAAATGGCAGGACGAGCTTTTTCAGTTACGATAGCATCATAATAGTTTAATCCTTTGATGGTGTCTCTGTAGCCATCACGGTCTTGTGAAGCTGGAATTAGATCAATAGAGTTGTATTTTTCAACTGGCGAACAAACCATCAAAGGCACAAGAATATAATTAATTTTCTTCGTAGAATCTACCTGTAAACGAGATTTGGCTACTTTTTGAATAATAGTATCGGAACCGTCTAACTGCGCAACTTTACGGTTAATACCTGAAATTTGTTGCTCGTTCGTAGTAAATGTTTTTGAAACACCTTTTGCATTTTTTAATGCTGAATAGTAGTCAGTGGATACAAACATAATAAACGGACCGACAATTTCTGCATCTGTCATATACGCTTCTGCCGCATCATATGAAGCCAAAGCATTTTCTGTAGTAATGGTTTCTTTTACCGTTTTTCCAACGTATTTTCCTTCGCTATCATCATCCGCTGCTTCCGCAAATGCCGCTTCTAATAGGCGTTGTACCGCAACGCGATCTTTTTCAGGAATCGCAACTAAACGAGTGTGTTCTTCCACAATCGCTTGAACTTCATAGGAAGCATTTTCTGATTGATCTAATGTGTCTAAGTCATAACCAAACCAACGTTCTTTCTCTAGTTTGACCGTTTCTTTTGCCACATCAATTTTAGAACGTTTATTGTCTTCGTTACGTTTATAATCACTAGCAGTAAAACCTTTCATTTTGTTGATGCGGACTTCTTTTGCGCCTACAAAATCCGCTTCTGTTACTGCAGCAGCCCCACCTTTCAATAAATCCCAAACTTGCGAGCCTGCAGCAAATTCTTTGTCAATTGCTTTTAAATCTTTGCTATCTAAAATAACTGGCATAATTTTTCATCTCCTATTTCTTTTCTAAATTTTTAGTCAAATTGCTGCGCCAATCGGTCTCTTTTGTTGCTGTAGCAACGTTTACAGTTTGACCTTTCAGCAATTCTTTTTGGATACCATCTCTAGCTTTTGAAATAATTTGTTTTAATTCATCTACAGCTTTCTTTGTATCCTCGTCCGTATCTTTCACAAGCAATAAATCGGCTTGCGCAGCACTTACGTAGTCGGAAAGGCCATTCTCGGATAAATCATTACGAACAGATTCGGCACGCGTTAAACGGTCAAGACGAGCTTGGGCTTCCTTTTCTCGTTTTTCCGCTAGTGCTTCTTTGTCAGCGGCTTCTTGTTCTTTCGCCTTAACACGTTCTTCCGCAGTCATTTGCTCGTAAGATTTTTGCTTTTCCCAATCAGATTTTGCTTGCTCCACTGCTTTCTTAGTTTCTGCTGCAATCATTTTTGATACATCTTCACGGGTAAAAGTCTTTCCAGTTTCTTTTCCGTCTGGATTTTCATTTTTGGGATTTTGAGAATCCTTTGTCGATGAATTCCCAGATTCGTTTGAATTGTCAGAGTTTGGCTCATCAGAATTTGGCTCATCTGCAAAAAATTGTAAATCCATCGGTAATAATAAGTGTTTTTCTTCGTTCATGTTAAAACCTCCAGCCATTACGTGGCTAATCGAAATTAATAGGTTACGCCTATCAATCGAAACAGCTTTCTCTTTAACGCCTGTAAGCAGTAAGAAGGCAAATAAAAAAAGCCTAACTTTCGCTAGAACTTTTTGTCTTTATAAGCAGGTGCAGTACTACACCGACACCAGTTGTGAATAGGACTTGCATTGATTCCTGAGCTCATTTCAGAAACCTTATGTGGATTTGCACTTGCTATTCCTACACAAATAGGACAAGCGCTTGGTTCTACAATTAGATTGTATTCTTCATACCCATATTTTTCGTAGCTTTGCTTTTGTACTTCGCTTTGTATTCTTGCAGATTCACTAATCATTAGCCGACGTGCGACATAATCAGCCGTTTCCTTTCCTCGCAAGCTGTCAATCACAACTAATCTCCGTAGCTCTCTAGCCAGTACATCTGGATGCTTACCTGCTGCTAGCCCAACTGTTAATAAGCGATCGATACTCGCTTTCAAAACATCTTGGTTTGCCCACAAACGTTGAGAAAATGTCGCGTTATGAAACGACCCCTCAATAATCGCTTTAGTAAACAATCGATAAGTTTCTTCGGAAAGAACAGACTCGCCTAATATCCCCGCTTGTCGTACAAACTCCGCTACAGATTCCTCTGTTAACATTGCTGTAAAATAGGTCTGTAGCTGATTAGTGTTGTCTGTTAAATACAAACCTATTTTCGATTTTAAAAGCTCTAAACGATTAACCTTCATAGTTAAATTGTATAACCTTAATTGCTCGTTAGCTTCTTTTGAAAAATCTCTTGTTTGTACATAACGTTTCGCTTTTTCCGCGAAAATTTGTACGTCATGTTTACTTGCACGTCGTTTCGCTTCATCAATGTTAATCTTCTCTTTCCCTGCATAAGCGACGTAAAACTGTTGAATTTCTGCTTCTATCGTTTTCCATAACTGTAAATACCGTCTATGAATTTCTTGTTCGTAATTCACATGTCGTTTCAGCATTTCTTCGATATGTTTTGCTTCTCGTTCCGCCCAATAATTACTCATGTTCTTCGGTCACTTCTTCCGTAGTTCGAGTAAATTTACCGAAATCAACTTGTGGATTTAAACGTTCTTCCGTTTCTTCGTCCTTTATACGTTCCATTTCTTGAGTTACGTCAGGAACAATCGATAATACGCCTAATTGCGTTTCTCTTGAAACAATCCCTTCAAGTTTTTGTGCAGTTTCCGCTTCGTCTTTAATATTGCGCGGAATATTAAAGTCAAAAGTGTATTCTAAATTAAACCATTCCTTAGCTTTATTGGCAGGTACATTCGTAGGCAATGAAAAAATCATTTTGTACATTTGCGCATATGCTTTTTTAAACTTCCTAGCTTTCGCTTGTGCTAAATTCCTAGGATTTTGCATTTTAAATTCTAGCGAAATCCCAGAAGCGTTATTGCTAAAACTTTCATCGTTTGCATTATAAGTCATAGACATTTGATAAATTAACCGCTCTAATCGGTCTAATAGATTTTCTTGTGTTGTATCTGAACTAGGTTTATCTAAAAAATTAATATCTACCGATTCGCCTTCATTTAAAGGCTCAGCACTATTAATCACTCGGTTATCACGTAAATAGGAAGCGACGTTTTCGTCAGCTAAATCTACCCCTATCATTTTTAAGTAGGCATCCGCAAAATAACTCACGTCGTTCGCTTTTTCTGATAGAGCTTCGTTGTAATTATTAATCAGCGACCACACAGACTCAATACGTCCTTGTCGTTCGTCATTTTCCATAAACTCAATCATAGGCACTTCACCGTACGGATTAGCGATTGCCTCTTTTCCACCTAATAAATAAGACAAGGCTTTCTGAAAAACGGTTGGTCCTCTCTTAGTTTCCAATCGTTTAGAAGTCTTGTCTTGCGTAAAAATAAACGTCTCTGTGCTATTTTGTGGATAAACAGTTGCTGTTAATTCATCTTTTGACATTTTGTTGTAAAGCACGGCAAACATAGGTGCTTTCAATAAGTCATCTGCGTAAACAATAAACCCTTGTGTAGGTTTTAAATAAGTCACGCACGTTTCCGCTTCTTCGTTCTGATATAAAAGCTTATAAGCATGCCCATAAATAGCAGTTAGCTTAGAGAGCTCTGCATCGTTGTCTTCTTCCTCATTTCGTTTACGGAAATTTTGAACAAATTCTTTTACCTCACCATCTGGATGAGTAATCTTTGTTGGTTTACCGTTAAAGAAAGCTGCAGAACTATCTACAACATAACGGGCAAAGTTGACTGCAATTCGATGGTCAGGTTTTCCAATTCCTTTATTTTTTTGATAATAAATATCATGTTGACCGTTGTAGAGCTTTTCTAATTCTTCGTAAAACCCAATTAATTTCCGATGCTTATTGATGTATTTATCCACCAAGCGTTCGTCAATCTTTGCGTTTTTATCACAATAAAAGACACGATTTCCTAAAAGGTCAACGAATTCACGTATTTTACTTTCAGTATTTGGTCTACTTACTTTTTCTATCATTAAATAACCCCCTTCACGCTCTGTAGCTTAATTCCTCGTGATTTATTTAAAATGGTGTAAACAAAGTATCTTAGCGCATCACACGCGTGATCGTGTTGTTTTATAGGCTTGTCTTCGCCTCTATCTGCCGCTTTTTCATCCCAAATATATGATGCAAATTCTGCAAATAAATTTTTACAGTTACTAGAAAAATAAATCTTTCCTTCATTCATTGCTGTTTGAGTTGCACGAATGCCGTCAATAACATTATTTTTGGCTTTTATAACTTTGTATCCATTCTCTCTAAGTAATGCAATAAACGAAGCTGCTGACGGATCCACAATAATTTTAACTTTTTTTCCTTCTACAAAATAATTCAGGTCTTTCAAATATTTATCATCACTTTTTTGTTTTGATTCATCACGACCAGAGTAATAATACTCATCAATGCAATACCAATTTTCTTCGTATTTAGCCCATAACAAAAAGACTGTAGCATTTTGAGTTCCATAGTCTATAGATACGTAATATTGACTAGCTATAGCGTTTTTGGGAGGTTCTTTTACCATCGTTTCCGCATCAAAGTTGTCAAAAATAATTCCTTCAGATAATACCCATAATCCACGAATATACCTGTCATAAAAAACTCCTGAATACATTCGTTTGTAACGATTAATTACTCTTTCACTAAGCGAAGGATTATCTTCCATAGTAAAGTGAATGCGAATAGCATGCTTTTCTGTTAGTTTGTCTAACCATTCAAGTTTGAACCAATGATGAGGTCCAGCAGGATTACAGTTAAACCATGATTTAGCACCATCTACAGATAAACGTGCTGTTGCTTGGTTTACAAATGATTGTGGCATAAGCGCCACTTCATCAAAGAAAAATCCAGCTGCAGTTAGACCTTGCACCAAATCTTGCGAAGCTTCATCTTTACCACCAAATAAAAAGAAATAATTTGTTTTATTATTTTTAGTTATTTCAAGGATATTATCTGTTCGATTGTCTTTAACAGCATAGCCACGACCCCTAAGCATCTTTTTTAATGGTCGTATAACGTTACGCCTTAACGAACCAATTGTTTTACCAGCCATTCCGAATTGCTCTTCATCATAGCTTTCCATTGCCCAAAAGATGTAAGATAGCGACATAATAACTGTTTTACCAGCACGAACAGACCCATCACAAATAATAGCTTCTTTATCTTTATACTTGGGATGTTTCCACCAAGATAAAACTTGCTTCTGCTTTTTAGAAAACGATGTGAATTTGAAAACAACAGATGTTTTACGTTTCGATATTGTCATCATTCCACACCTCATTATCATTAACTATATTATTGATAGCTGCAATAAACCCATCATCTTCAACTTCTGGAATATCGTCACCATTCTGAATTTTGAGTCGCCGAATTTCAGCAGCAAGTTTTTCGTTTTGACGATTAAGCATGACTTTCTTGTCTTGACTCAATGATAATTCGTTCAGTTGCTTAATTGACTTAGTTAATTGATTACTAACACGAGTCAACGCATCTTCAATAGCTAAGATGTCATCTAACTTTCTAAATGTTTTACGAGTTACTTGAACGTCTTGCATAACTTCACGTTTTATTTCTAGCTTTCTACCGTCTTTTTCAACTGGTGTTTTAATTTTCCTTAGCTGTTGTAACCGTTCAACTTCTTCATCATTTAGTCCTTTTTCAGCTTCTTTGATACGTTTCATCATTCTAAACTGCCGTACCTTTAATAAGCGAATCTCATCATTCAAAATAAAAAAAGGATCATCATTCAGATTAGAATAGATGTCCTTTTCTTCGTCAGATAACATATCGGCAAATATTGTTTCGTATTCGCCAGTTTTAATAGCGTTCTTATTACCTTTAGGAGGAGAACCTCCTTTGTTCCCCTTAGCATTTTTATTACCTGGCGGCGCTCCACTTTTATTGGTAACGTTACTATTCGATTTAGTAACGTTACCTTTTAATTTATCCGCCCATTTATCAACAGATTTCCATTTCCTGATTTGAGAATCAGAAACATTTAGTTCACTAGCTAATTCTTTAAGAACCTTTTTCCCACCTGAATCTAGCCATATTTTTTTAGCTTCATCACGACGAGGGTCTCTTTTTCTAGCCATCCATTAACACCACCTCGCTTTTCGCTTCAATAGTTGAGTTTGTTTTCGATATTTACAATCATAATTTATTAGCATTTATACTTCTCTACATTCTCTTGTATATGCTTATCTTCCCAATTGCCATACCCACAATAAACTAGCTTGCAATCATCAATTTCCTTTGGCGTAGCTTCTCTTGTCATTTCAACAATTGAAACATTCTTCTTTATCTGCACAGACATTACAACACGTACTGAATCAGTTGTACGGTTCGGCTGTGGATATTTATGTGTTAACGATACATACCAATAGTTTTTCATGTTCTCTCTCCTAATTGTTTTTATGTACTTGATTCAACAAGTTACTTTTTGCTACAATAATCTTGGGTAGCGACACCCTATATAATAGTTTATCGATTAAGATAAGTATTCTAATAATCCTCAAATTTTGTGTAATACTCCATTTTAGAATGTTTGCTACCCAGCCACTAGGTCCCATAGTCTAGTGGCTTTTTTATGTATAAAAAAAGCCATCTTATAAACGATGACTTTGATTGAAGTATTAATCATTTTTGTATTGCAATATCATCAACCTTATGCAACTACCCATTAACATTATTGAAGCTAGTAAAGAAAATGTAAAAAAATAACCGTTTAAGAAAACAACAATTATAGTAAGCAAAAAGTTAAAATTATACGAAGTTAACAAAATTAAATATGTGACTACTTGAATAATAACTGTCAGACCAAGAATAGATCCAACGAAATAAAATCTAAAAATTATGTTCATCAATGAATCAAATGCATTGGCATCATCTACAGTTTTTATAAGTTTTTTTCCAATAGAACCAACTATTAATGCAAGACCCCCTATAACAAAGCCTAATAGCCCTACCACTGATCCAATAAGTATACCGACAAAATTTAGTAATCTTTCTGTGGTCTCTTCTTGATCATTACCAAAAATGATATTAATTACAAAAAGAATTATTACTACTGTGAATAAAACACTAATGAGAGTTTCTTTAGAGCGATATAGATCTCTATAAACTTTTGTATTTATTAAATAGTCCGTATATCTATCATGACTAATATAAAAAGATACATTTTTATTATTTTCTTCCTTTACCGTTTTCTTCATTTTTGTTTTTCTCCCTTATTTGGGCTTTATACGCTGATAATTCTATTATGCCAGCTCTACCTTTTTCTGCTATAGCTTGTTTGTTTTTACTCTGATCCGCCCGCAATATTTTAGTATATGGCGTAGTTTCAACAGTATTGATTTCTATCGGTTCATTGTGAGAATCTTTACCGACAAACACACCTTCAGCATAACCAAGCCCAATTCCATCAATTGCATCTTTTACTAATTCACTGTCTTTATTTAACCCTTTGTCCTTTTGATTACTATATTCTTGTTTTATTTTAGTCGCATCACTTTTAGCTATTTTATCAGCATTTAGACTAAAAAGCTTGGCAAAAGCATCCTTATCACCATTTGGCGGAACAATGGTTAAGTTTATTCTTCTCAAAATTTCCATTTTTGCCAACTTGGTTTCTAATGATTTTATATCAGTTTCCAAGACAAATACAACGCCTATATTTGTCGACTTTCTAATTAGGTTAGCGAACATTTCTAGAACTTTTTTCCTTGTTAATGATGGCGTTACAGTATAAGACACCATTTCTTTATGAACATCAAAATAAAAAGTAATATATTCAATTTTATTTTTATCTTCAACATCAATTGCTGTATCTTTTTCTGGATCATAGGTAGAATGGACTCCTTTTTTTATATAACCTAATCGCCCATGAATAATTGAATTATCCTCAAACTTATCTATATCAAAAAACTTATATCTACCGCCAAATTCATCATACACTTCACTTTTATTAGTGATTCCGTTATAAATTTTTGTCAATAAAGAATCAATTTCTTTTTTTCCATTGTAAACCTCAAAAATATCATCATTGATATTCATTTTAGAAAAAAAACTTTAGCCATTCTAAAACACTCCTTATTTAATTATATCTACTACAATAATTAAATCAAAAAGAAGCCAGAAAAACAAGCATTTTTCTTGACTTCTTTCTAGTAGATATAATCATAAGGATTACAATTTATATTATAAACGAGAACAAACGTTCGGTCAAGTGTAATTAGTACTTACAAATTAAAAAGAGACACCAGCTTGCTAGTGCCTCATCGTGAATGTAGCAGAAACATCTATTGACGATCCTAATTTTATTTAAGTAGCTATGCTACCTACTGGAACAATAGGACTCGAACCTATACCAACGATTTTGGAGACCGCTGCTCTACCAGTTAAGCTATATCCCATTAACACTCACAAACCTGTAGAAAAAAGAGAGGAATTACACCTCATTTCTTTATTTTTGAGAACGTATGATTTGTGAGTGATCATTGCAACTTACATAGCGCTATCTTGACAAGTGCTTTCAGCGTACGTCTACGTGTAAGCTTAATGCCAAGTTTATTGCAATATTTGCTACCTAGACTAAACGAGACAGAAAGAACTGGACTTTCCACATCCTTATTCTTTA